TAACACTTTCAAGTCCTAGTTTTGCAATATAGTCTAAACTATCATGTACTCTATAACTGTCCATTCCCCGTTCTTCGTACTTGTAACATACTTTACAACTACTAGGAAGTTTTTTGCCTTTAAGCATTGCTTTCCGTATAACTCCGTAATCCGGATCTGTACTCCAATCTTTAATAGTACCTACGTCTTTTACTTTTTTTACACTTCGAGAACATAGTTGCATATGTCCATTATAATTATTGAATCCAATCCATGGATACATACAGAAACTTTTATTTTCTTTAAATAAGTCTGTCCAATATCTCAATGTTTGTACGTTAGCATTTGTCTTATACTTTGATCTTGTTGCCCAACGATTATTGTTCTTTTCAATTTCAACCATTATTTTGTAAGTTGTCAACAACATTTTACTGCTTGACCATTCACTTGCAGGTTGATCTAGCATTATAACTTCATCAAATTGTTTAGCAATATTAATGATATCACCAGGAGGCATATCAGCGATAGTTGTGTGATAATATCCACTTGCATTTAGATCCTGCAATGGATCACTTACTAATCCGTGATTTTTATAAGTTCCTGCGAGACTACTAGTTTGGTCTTCTGTGTCTTCAGTATTATTGCCTAATACGAGTACTCTTTTCATTGTACTAATACTTATCCATTTTTTTATATTTAAAGATATAATCGGTATAAATAAAAATGTTGCAACTTGCAACACTAGGCACAAAATAAGAATTTAGGCAAACTAGAGGCACAAATGAAGATACCTAAAGATGCGAAGGCTCAATTAGAACGATTACTCGGCAGATTCATAAGGCATATTCCGAACAATACTGAATATCATAACAGGCTTATCGAAGAACTAGAGATCATACTCAGACTTCGTTTCGTCGATTACTTCCTAACAATTTGCGATGTACTGGCGCTAACCAAAGACATAACACATATGACTCGTGGTTCAGCAGGGTCTAGTCTCGTCTGCTACCTACTTGGTATAACAGACGTGGATCCCATAAGATGGCAAATACCGGTAGCACGTTTCCTAAATCCTTTAAGGGATGACTTACCAGATGTGGATATAGACTTTCCTCACTGGCAACAGGATGCCGTTATGCAAAAAATATTTGCTAAATGGCCCGGAAAAAGTGCTCGTATCAGTAACTATGTAACTTATAAAGAAAAGAGTGCAAGGCGTGAAGCCGCACGACGTCTAGGTGCATCTGGTAAACTTCCCCGTGGCTTTAAGTACGAAGATTTAGATATAGACAAGGAAGAAGCAATGAGAATCGAAAGAAAATTATTAGGTAAGAAAAGAGCAATATCAAAACACTGCGGAGGAGTGCTTGTGTTTAAACACAACATGCCAAAAAGTCTAATGAACGCAGACAATCAAATACTATTAGACAAACGTGAAGTAGAAGACTTGGAACATCTTAAAATAGATATTCTTGCTAACAGAGGACTTAGTCAACTACTAGAAATAGATTCGGATACACCTTTAGAAGCATATCCAGAAGAGGATTACGAAACAAGCCAATTACTTTGTAGCGGAAATGTTATAGGAGTAACACAAGCAGAGTCACCTGCTATGAGACGATTGTTTCAAGCAATACAACCAAAAGGAAAAAATGATTGTGTATTTGCTACGGCATTGATAAGACCAGTAGCAACTACAGGTAGACAAAAAGCTAGTTTCTTTCAAGACTGGACAGAACAAAAATTAGAAGATACTATTGTATACGAAGATGATGCAATTAAAAAAATATCCAAACTTATAGGTTGCGACATGTACGAAGCAGACATGTACCGTCGTGCTTTTGCAAGTCGTGACGAAGAGAAAGTTATGCAGTTCATGGAGAAGATGGGCGACAGTGAAAACAAAGAAGAGATTATAAAAGAACTTTATGGACTAGGAAACTTTGGATTATGCAGAGCTCATGCCGTAAATTTAGGCAGACTAATTTGGGCATTAGCATATCAGAAAGCACACAATCCAAAACAGTTTTGGAAGTCAGCACTTAAACATTGTCAAGGAAGTTATAGACGTTGGGTACATAAAACAGAAGCAAAGAATGTAGGATGGGATTTACGTGAACTAGGATATCCAAATGGTATCACAGAATCACCACAACAACAATATAAACGTTATGGGTATTGGACACAACCAGAGTTTATGCCAAATATGTTTATACAAGAGACCTGGGGAGATAGAGTAAACTTTGCAGGACTTGTTGCTAACGGAAGAGTATTCAAAGGCGAGCAAGGAAGATACGTTACATTCTTAACACTAGGTATTGCTAACGGTGAATACGTTGACGTAACTGTTAAGAAACCTTTCGGACATAGAGATCACGATGTTGTAGTAGGCAGTGGTAAGGTACGTTATAGTAATGGTGCTAGATATATAGACTGCTATGATGCTAAAGGACACAGACTACATCAGTATTTAAATTAGTTATTCGCTTTTTAATCCTGCTAACATATCTTTTAGTTTACTACTTTGCACACTTGCAGTAATTTTTTGTGTTTCACCTTCTGGTGCTTCAACAACTCCCGTACTAGTTTTGTTTTTTAGTTGATCATAGATACTACTAGTTTGTTTCTTAAACTGTTGATATTCTTGATCCTCACCTAAGTCACGGATACGTAAACTTTCTACATCAAACTCTAAGTCTATCTTTTGTCCGACTCCACTACTACTTCTAGTCTTCATAAGTTGCAACTGATATCTGCCACGTTCTCTCATAGCACGACTTGTAAATATACCAAAAACGTTATCTGCAGTATTAATCTTACTAAGTCCTCCGCTGATATGCGAATGATCAAACTCTATCTCATCTACTGCACCTCTATTCAACTGCGATGCAGTAACAAATACACAGTTCAATTCTTTTGCTAAGTTACGTAATTCTTCCGATACATACTTGTCCTTAACAAACAAATCACTTGGCGATACTTTTGCACTAACTGGCATAAGCAAATCTAAATAATCTATAAGCAGGAAGTCTATAGTCCAACCATTCTTTATTTGCAATTCTTTCAAGTATGCTCTAATATCATTTACGTTGCTTTGTGCAGGCATATATTTTATTTGTAAGTTGCCTGCTTTCTTACCAGCCATCTTAACTTTCATCTCTACTGTATCTAAGTCTTTGAATACTTCTTTAGTAGATACATTTGTAAGCATACTATCTATTCTCATAGCACTTAGTCCTTCACTAAGTTCTAATGTCAAGTACACTCCATTTAATCCATTTGTTACCCAGTTCACTGCTAAGTTCTGCATAAACAAACTTTTACCACTACCAGATCCACCAGCAAATATATTCAGTTCGCCTTTATTCATACCACCAAACAGTTTACGATCCATTGCGGGCCAGCCTGTAGTAATTTGACCGTTGTTATCTTTTAGTGCCATAAGTCTACCTTTAGGATCTAAGAAATAATCTGTGCCCATATCTTTTGTAAGACTTATTTGCACTGCATCTTTTATAAGTTTCTCAACTGGATCATATGTTCCTTTTTCTAACAAGTCTGCCGCCTTAAGTATTGCACGTTCTAGTTCCTGCCTTTTAGTAAAGCCTTCAAACTCACTTAGAAACCAATCATTATGACTTTCATGTATATCTGGAACAGGCTTTAATTCTACACCTGTAACTGCCTTTACTTGTTCATATGTAGGCAATGCACCATGCTCGTCACTGTGTGTTTTTATAAACTCTGCAGTATCATACAAACTCCTATCAAAGTTATCAATGTTATAAATGTTCTGCACACGAACATAATTCTGTGCATCATTCATCATCATTTCTAAAAATAGTTTTTGTAAATCTTTTGTATATTCTTTAGCCATTAACACTTCCCACAATTAAACACACAATAGTCTGGCTTACTATCTTGTATTGTAGCATAAAAATTATTAAAACGCCTAATACATTCTGTAAGACTGTTGTCTTTTATTGTTAATTTATTCTTCCACCATTCACTTTTATACCAAAAAGAATAATTTTTAGTATAACAACAAGGTGCATAGAATCCATCTGCACTAATGTAATGACTTTTGTTATCAGCACATTCTGGATCTATTTCAAAGTTTTTAACATTACTTGTCATATATGTTTGTTGTACTTCATCCTTAGGACCTATGTAATTTGCTTTTGGTCGCAAATAGTCGTCTATCTCATATCTATCACTTGGATCTAATTTAAAATTATCTATGCCTAATTTTTTACTTAAACTTTTCGCTTCTTCAATGTCATTCTCATTAAAGGAAAAAGGAATATATTTCCATGTTGTTTTAACTTTACTTTTTACACAAATATCTATACCTGTTTTAATACTGTCCCAATCGCCATTTATTCTATACTTTATAAAATTATCAGGTGTGCCATCAATACTAAAGTCTATTTTATCATTATCATCTAGTATAGAGACAAGTTTATACCACCATGTTTTATTTTTTCTACTTGCATTTGTAGTAATACTGACTGATTTGCATAATCTTTTAGATACCTCGACTAATGTTAAAAAGTTTTTATGATATATTGGATCTCCTAAGTTGCCACAGAAGTTTATATGATCAACTTCATCATCGATAAAATTTTTAAAATCGTCTATGTTTAGATCATTAATTGAAAAATTATTTTTTCCAAACTTATCTATAAAAGTTGTCCGTTCACATCTTGGACATGCCAGTGTGCATCTACTAGTTGCCTCAACATGTAAGCCTACCATCTTTTTCTCTGCAAATTTATTTTAAGACTCATAGTCTGTTTTGCATCTAAAATACTTTTAAGTGTGAATAGTTTACCATATCTTACTACTGCATCATTAACATCTTTTACATCTGATTCCCATTCAGGAAAACTTACACTCCAACCAAACTCAAGTGCATCATCAATAAGTCTTTGTCCAGCCTTATCTTTATCTGGAACTAGTATCACTTCTCTACCTAGTGTATCTATGATCTGTGCTTGTGTCTCACTACAACGGTTATTCATTATTCCAATGCCACCTATACATATAGCATCTAATAATCCTTCAGTTACAATTATAAACCTACTGTTAGGCAACTGATTATCAATGCCATAAACGAAACCACTATCATGACTAGTAAAATATTTGGGTCTGGTGTCATTATCTACACTCCTTGCACTAAATCCTATTGTACGTCTACCCCACTTGAATGGAATAATTAACCTTTTGTGCATGCCAGCCGCTTTACTATCACTGTACATAATTTTTTCTAATGGCAATGCCCTACTTTCTGCATATAATCTTATATGTTCAGGCAATTTGCTTGTACTATTATCTGGCAACTTTCTACTTTTAAAATCTACTTCAAACTTTTCTTCTTCTACTTGTTCCTGTACTGTATCCTTTATCCTTAATGCTTCTATATTCAGCATCTGTCTAGTATTCTCGTCAACACCTAACCAAGTTAATAACTTACGTAACTTGAAACTAATATGTCTGCCTGGTTGCCATCCTGTTTTAAAATTACAATTAAAACAATGATAACTTACTGCTTCCCCATTTGTAATAATTCCACCTCTATTACGTTTATCTTGGCTTTCGCCATTATGATGACAACAGACTGCATTAAAACTAATCCATCCATTAGTAGTTCTTTTTTGTTTACCCGGCAAACTATCCATAATTGTTTGTTGAATACTATTCATCTATATTATTTTACTATCTTTTATGAACTTAATCAATCTATTTGCTATATGTATATGTCCTTGTTCATTAGGATGTAAATCCCCTTTACCAATACGTTCTTTATCCTTTAAAAATGATGAAGTATCTTTATCTGGTAAGTAATAATTTTTATAATTATGGTAAGTATGGTGTTCACCAAGTGCATTAAATTGTAAAAATTTAATATTATTAAATTCACAGTGATTGTTCACTAATAACTTTGCACTATCTGTCAAAGGTTGGTTACCACTTTGACTGTATGCTAACCATTCTTTCCTAGTATCTTTAAATCTGCCATCTACTAACTTAATCCATGCACTTGTTTCTCTTGTATCTGCTTGTCCACTGTGTATCCAATGATTAGTGGCTTCATCCCACCAACTCATTCTATCTACTTGTGTCCATCCTACAATTACTAGGGGAGGTTCATCATACATATGGAACTCATAATTAAAAAAGTGTGCAAAGTTTTGTGCTATTGCAAAATTACTATTACCTGCATTACCAAAATTTATATATTGGCACTGTAAATTTTTTGCTATGTTTGCTAACCAACAATCATCTTCTTTAACACCAGTTCCTTGAGTGAAACTACAACCAAATCCTAAGATTAACATTAAAAGTCCACATCTCTGCCGTTTATATTGTATGTTCCATGTGTAAATCCTGCATCCATCTTTTCGACTTCAGTCATGTCGTCACTGTCTATTCTCCTGTAAGGATCTTTCTTCATTTGTTCTAATCTGCTAAGTTTCTTTGTACTTGTTTTTCCACAAACTGTACATTCATCGTCACCATTTACACCGCCACAACTTCCCTTGATTCGTTTGTTCATAATTAAACCAACTGCCATTGCCGCAGTAATTACTAAAAACAATACTAGACAAATTAAAAACGTCTCCATTACTTCATCTTTTGTAATTCTTTGTAAGTACATTCATCCTCAATAGTAATATCACTATCAGTTTCTATCCACAGTTTAGCACCACAACTTAATGGCTTTTCAGGTCTATAAACCATCTTGCTAGGTCCATGTATTTCTACTGCACTACCATATCTAGCCTTGCTTCCTTCTTGTACTCTACATACAGGTAACTCACGGTCGTGTTTTTCATTTTGTTGTATTATATTTCTATTAATATGAATGTACTTCAATTTTTTATCCTTTGAACATATTGTCCATATTGTGGCTCAGATACTGAAATTTTTCTGCAAACCTATTGTCTGTACCATCACCTCTTACTGCGGCAAGATGCTTCATAGTATTTACTACTTCCAAGTATTTTATTTTTTTATCACGCTTTCTGTCATCAAAAAAACTTTTACACCATTCATTTTTTTCATTTTGAAAAATATCAATACCGAGATAAGAATTAGGTGAAAATGTTTTTTTGTCATAACACCAGTTACTATTCGTGTACCTAGGAGATTCATAAAGGACTATACTATTTTTATAAGATCTTAGTGCTGATAAACATGCCTGATTCACAAGTTTATGATCCCCATGGTAATCGCTGGTAGGCACTAGTACCATATCATAGTGTATACTAGGATCATTCTTAGGTGCATAAACTTCTTCAACTATTTTTTTTATTATATCTTGTAGTTGAGCATCGCCTCTGCTTGAAAGTCTTCTTCTATAAGTTGGATTATAGTCTTTACTAATATTTTCATTAAGCCAATTTGTATTATAGAATTTTCCATCTGGGCCTTGTAAAAACTTGTAATTATATCCGTATTTTTTTGCATTAGCGTCAATTGCATCATGATTTTCTTTAAGACAATAAAGTATATCTACACGCCATTGATTCGCCAATAACTTTAATATTAAGCCGCCGGCTCCTTCATTAATATCATCGCAGTGAGGACTTATTGCAAGTATCCTACCACGTTTGTTATGTTTCTTACCACAACAATCTTCTGTTTCAATCATTTGTTAATCCCCTTTTTCATAAAACAGTTACATTTCTACCACAGAAATGTTTTTATAATTAATCTATTATATGACTTTTTGCAAATTCTGTCAACCTAATTGTAAAGTATTCATATCCTTGTTCATTTGGATGTCCACCAAATTTCATAAAATTTTTACGACTATCCTCTCTGACAGCTTGTTCTAACATATCTCGCATTGTGCTACCATCTATAAAATAATTAGGATAATTTGTAGTTTCATGATTTCCTAGTGAATTAAATTGCAGGATAGGAATATTTTTTGCTTTACATATACTATTAACTATTAATTTTGCGTTGTCCGTATACATATCAAAACTTTCATTTGTTGAATTGATAGTCCATTCTTTTGCACTTCTTGTCCACCCAGTTTGTGAGTCTACAAATCCATTATGAATCCAATCTGATCCATACCAACTCATTCTTGTTTTTGCGGTCCAACCAATACAAATTATTATCTTTTCTGATTCATTGTAATTTTTTAAAAAATATTGTGCAACTTGTTGTGCAATAGCAAAATTACTATTTGCAGGTTCACCATGATTATCAAATCCGCAACCTAGGCTATCTGCAAGACGACCTAACCAAACGTGCTTTTCTCTGTAAGGATCATTAAGTTTACTATGTTCATTCCCAATTTCAGGATCTACAAGTTCACTTCCATAGGTAAAACTACACCCAAAACCAACTACACGCATTATGGTCTATATAATACTTGACTCAATGCTCCTGAAGTTGTAGTACGAACAAAACGGACTGCACTATACACACCGGTAAAATTTATAAAAGCATTTTCTGTTTGTGACGTGTAATTTGTTGTAGATATAGTTGTAAAATCAGCGTTTTGAATACTATTACTTGGATTAATTGAACCTTGTATTGCCAGGCTACCTGTGAATGCACTACTGAAATATACTTGTGCAGTATGCTGAGCAGTATTGCGATTTATGTAAGGTGTAATTGTTATTGAACTGCCAGTATCTCCACCAGCAAATGACTCTATTGTACTTTCAATAAAAGCAGGATAGATTCCTTCTACTACTTCTAATGTACCATTTGCACCAAAATTATCATCCGCATATGCAGGACTTATTCTACCTTCTGGTCCTGTGACTTTTAGACTATAATTATAAAATTTAGCATCTAAATTAAGTAAGTCACCTTGTGTAATACTTGCTTCGAACAAGCCTTTACGAGGATCTAATGGAGTCAAAGCTCGCTCTGTATATGCCACACTATTTTCTTTATCCATTAGAATAATTGTTGCAGTATGGTTTGTCATTACTATGCGTTTTTGATCTCTATTTTTAAACTCTATGCGTATAAAATTGTCTATACCTCTATAGACTTTAATATTAGGTGTGTAAAACATGCTCATCTGATTATTAACTCCAGTATCAGTTACAACCGCAGTGTGTTTTTGTGCATATAAATATCCAGTAGTAACAGTCATACTGTATTTATAAAGGTT